CTATAGAGAAGCCAATAGAATATTCTTCNTATTCTGGGAAGCTTGCAAAGCAGATACAAGATGCTACGGAATGTGCTACCTCAAAAACCGTCGTTCTGGATTCTCTTTCATGGCGTCCGGAGAAGTTGTAAACTTAGCAACAATATCAAGTGATTCAAGATATGGTATATTATCAAAATCTGGACCTGATGCAAAAAAAATGTTTACTGATAAGGTTGTACCAATATCAGTTAATTATCCTTTCTTTTTTAAACCGATTCAAGATGGTATGGATCGACCTAAAACAGAATTAGCATATAGAGTGCCAGCCTCTAAATTTACTAGACGTAAATTAGATAACAACGAAACTCTTGAAGAATTAAAAGGTCTTGACACAACTATTGACTGGAAAAACACAGGTGATAATAGTTATGATGGTGAAAAATTAAAACTATTAGTACATGATGAATCAGGTAAATGGGAAAGACCTAATAATATTTTAAATAACTGGAGAGTTACAAAAACTACATTAAGATTAGGAAGCAGAATTATTGGTAAGTGTATGATGGGATCAACATCAAACGCTTTAGATAAAGGAGGTGATAACTTTAAAAAACTATACGATGACTCAAATGTTACGCAACGAAACGCCAACGGACAGACTCGTTCGGGACTCTATTCTTTGTTCATTCCTATGGAATGGAACTACGAAGGATACATTGATTCTTATGGATTACCTGTGTTCGACACACCTAGTCGACCGGTTATCGGACCCAAAGGAGACAAAATTGAGCTTGGGGTTATTAAGTACTGGGAAAACGAAGTTGAAGGATTAAAGCAAGATCAAAACGGATTAAACGAATTTTATAGACAATTTCCACGAACAACTCAACATGCTTTTAGAGATGAATCTAAAGCATCTTTATTTAATCTAGTAAGGATATATGAGCAAATAGATTTCAACGAAGATTGTCAAAGTTATAAAACAGTAACAAAAGGTTCTTTTCAATGGGAACACGGAGTTAAAGATACTAAGGTGATTTTTATGCCTAATGAAAACGGTAGATTTAATATATCATGGGTTCCACCAATTCATTTACAAAATAATGTAATAATGAAAAACGGTGTAAGATACCCGGGTAATGATCATACAGGATGTTTTGGTTGTGACCCATACGATATATCTGGTACTGTAGATTCAAGAGGTTCAAATGGTTCACTACACGGACTTACAAAATTTTCTATGGAAACCATACCACCAAATATGTTTTTTCTAGAATATATATCAAGACCACAAACAGCGGAGATATTTTTTGAAGATGTTTTAATGGCTTGTGTTTTTTACGGTATGCCAATACTTGCGGAGAATAATAAACCAAGATTGTTGTATCATTTTAAAAGAAGAGGTTATAGAGGTTTTAGTATGAATAGACCTGATAAACTCTTAATGAAACTTTCAGTAACAGAAAGAGAAATAGGTGGAATACCTAACTCAAGTGAAGATATAAAACAAGCGCATGCCGCTGCTATAGAATCATACATAGAAACCTACATTGGTAATTTAGGTTCAAAATATGGTGATATGTATTTTCAAAAAACATTAGAAGATTGGGCTAAATTCGATATTAATAATAGAACAAAGCACGATGCTTCTATTAGTAGTGGTTTAGCAATAATGGGTTGTAATAGAAACATGTATAAACCCATATTTACTAGAACTTTAACGCCAAAGCCTTTAGGTTTTAAAAAATATAGTAATAAAGGAACATTATCAAAAATAATAAAATAAATGATAACATATAATTACGCAGGCTCGTTTCCTAGTCAGGTAGTACCAGACGCGGAAAAGCAAACAATGGAATATGGTTATGCTGTTGGTAGAGCCATAGAAGGTGAATGGTTCTCTGGAGACAGAGGAGGCATGGGAAATAGATACCAAAACAGTTGGTTAAATTTCCATAGATTAAGATTATATGCTAGAGGAGAACAACCTGTGCAAAAATACAAAGATGAATTAGCTGTAAATGGTGATTTATCTTATTTAAATTTAGACTGGAAACCAGTTCCTATTATTCCTAAATTTGTAGATATAATAGTAAATGGAATGTCTCAGAGAGTTTTTGATATAAAAGCTTATGCGCAAGATCCTGAATCTTTAAAACAAAGAACAAAATATGCTGACGCTATAATGCGTGACATGTATGCTAAAGAGTTGATACAAGCAACGAAAGAAGCTACAGGAATGGACTTTTTTAATTCAGCTGATCCAAATAATATACCTGAAACTCAAGAAGATTTAGATCTTCACATGCAATTAAGTTATAAGCAATCTATAGAAATTGCAGAAGAAGAAGCTATTGATAGTGTTTTACAAGCTAATAAATATGAATTAGTAAAAAGAAGAATCACTGAAGATTTAACAGTTATTGGAATTGGAGCAGTGAAAACTAACTTTAATTTAGCTAATGGTATTGATATAGAATATGTAGATCCTGCTAATTTAGTTTATTCTTATACTGATGATCCAAACTTTGAAGATATATACTATGTTGGAGAAGTAAAATCTCTGAGTTTAGTAGAAGTTAAAAAACAGTTTCCATGGTTATCTGACCAAGAATTAGAAAAAATACAAAAATTCCCAGGTGATGCTAATTATACTAGGAATTTTTATGCTCAACAAGATTCTTACAATCAAGTTCAAGTATTATATTTTGAATACAAAACATATAGTAATCAAGTATTTAAAATAAAACAAACAGAACAAGGTTTAGAAAAAGCATTAGAAAAACCTGATACCTTTGATCCACCTTCAAATGATAATTTTGAAAGAGTAGGAAGATCTATAGAGGTTTTATATACGGGAGCTAAAATATTAGGTCACGAAATGATGTTAGATTGGAAAATGTCTGAGAATATGACAAGACCTACATCTAACGTTAGTAGAGTAAACATGAACTACTGTATTTGTGCACCTAAACTTTATAAAGGTATGATAGAATCTACTGTTAGTCGTATCACTGGCTTTGCAGACATGATTCAGTTGACACATTTAAAGCTTCAACAAGTATTATCAAGAATGGTTCCAGATGGAGTATTTGTAGATGTTGATGGTTTAGCAGAGGTTGATTTAGGTAATGGAACAAATTATAATCCCGCAGAAGCATTAAACATGTATTTCCAAACTGGTAGTATAGTAGGTAGATCTATGACTCAAGAAGGAGATATAAATAGAGGAAAAGTTCCTATTCAAGAATTACAAACATCAGCAGGTGGTCAAAAAATAGCAAGTTTAATTCAAACATATCAATACTATTTACAAATGATAAGAGATGTGACCGGATTAAATGAAGCCACTGATGCTAGTACTCCAGATGTTAAAGCTTTAGTTGGATTGCAAAAAATAGCAGCTGCTAACTCCAACACAGCATTAAGACATTTAATGAAATCTAGTTTATATTTAACTTTGAGAATTTGTGAAAATGTAGCTTTAAGAATAGCAGATGTTTTACAATTTCCATTAACTAGAGCTGCTTTAATTGATTCTATATCTGCTTATAATACAGGTACACTAGAGGAATTACAAGAAAAAAGTTTACAAGACTTTGGTATATTTTTAGAATTAGAACCAGATGAAGAACAAAAAGCACAACTTGAACAAAATATACAAGTAGCTTTAGCTTCAGGTGGTATAGATTTAGATGATGCTATAGATATTAGACAAGTTAAAAATTTAAAACTAGCTAATCAATTATTAAAGCAAAAACGTAAAAAGAAATTAGAAAAAGATCAAGCGGCACAACAAGCTAATATACAGGCTCAAGCTGCTGCAAATGCTCAAGCAGCTGAACAAGCAACGTTGGCAGAAATGCAAAAACAACAAGCTTTAGCAGAAACAGAAGTTCAAATAGAACAAGCTAAATCTCAATTTGAAATTCAAAGAATGCAAACAGAAGCTACAATTAAAAAAGAATTAATGGCTGAAGAGTTTGGTTACAACATGCAGTTAGCTAGAATTAAAGCTGATGCAGAAGGTATGAAAGAAAAAGAAATTGAAAATAGAAAAGATAACAGAATTAAAATGCAGGGCACACAAGAATCTCAATTAATACAGCAAAGACAAAATAATGCTTTGCCTACTGATTTTGAATCTGCCGGTTTTGATTCGTTAGGTGGGTTTGGATTAGAACAGTTTGAACCTAGATAAATTATTTACTAATTATTTAATTATATTATATTATGTCAAAAGAAACAAAAACAACTGAACCAGTTAAACAGGAAGGTGACTTTAAACTTAAAAAGAAAAGAGTACCTAAAAAATTAACGGTTCCAGAAGAAACAGTTAAAATTGATTTAGCAGCGGTAAAAAAAGCTGATGAACCAATCAAAGTTGATTTAACTAAAACAGAAAACAAAGATGCCGTTCAAGAACAAAAAACAGAGGAGAGCGTGTTACGCAAAGAAGGATCCGAGATGGGATTGCAAGAAGTGGGACAAGCACACGAAGGGACCACTGAAAATGTTATTGAAGAAATACCAGTAACAGAAGAAGATAAGAAAAAAGAGGTAGAGCAAAAGGTTGAAGAAACTAAACCAGTAGAACNACCTGTAAAGCAATTACCTGAAAATGTTGAAAAGCTAGTTTCATTTATGGAAGAAACTGGGGGAACGGTAGAAGATTATGTAAGATTAAACGCTGATTACGAAACTATAGATAATGAGGCGTTATTACGAGAATATTATAAAAATACTCGTCCACATCTAACTTACGATGAAGTTAACTTTTTATTAGAAGATAATTTTAAAGTAGATGAAGAAGTAGACGAAGAACGCGAGGTTAGAAAGAAAAACCTTGCGTACAAAGAAGAAGTTGGAAAAGCTAAAAGCTATTTAAATGATTTGAAAAGCAAATACTATGATGAAATCAAGTTGAGATCTAATGTAAATGCAGACCAAGAAAAAGCTATAAATTTTTTCAACCGATACAACGAAGATCAGAAAACACTATCTCAACAGAGAGAGGTTTTTCAAAAAGTAACTAAAGATACTTTTACTGATGAATTCAAAGGTTTTGATTTTAAAGTAGGTGATAAAAAATTTAGGTACGGAGTAAAAAATCCTAACGAAATAGTGGAAAAACAAACAGATATTTCTCCTTTTGTCGAGACGTTCTTAGATGATAAGGGAATGCTAGTGGATCCACAGGGATACCATAAGGCCATGTACGCTGCTAGAAATTCTGATACAATCGCAAAACATTTTTACGAGCAAGGAAAGGCTGATGCTACAAAAGAATTAGTTGCAAAAACTAAAAACTTAAGTACTGAACCTAGAAAAGAAGCTTCTGGAGATGTTTTTGTTGGAGGTATTAAAATTAAAGCAATAAGTGGTGCTGATGCTTCAAAACTTAGAATAAAAAAACGGAAATTTAACAATTAAAACAATTTAAAATGAGTTTAACTCCACAATTTGGGTCTATTGTCCCATCACAAAAACAAGAGTTCCTTAACAGTAACTATTTACAGTGGACTGATTCAGGTACAGCTGCAACATACGCAGACTTCGCGCAACAATATTTGCCAGAAGTTTATGAACAAGAAGTTGAAAGATACGGTAATAGAACTTTATCTGGATTCTTGAGAATGGTAGGTGCAGAAATGCCTATGACGTCTGATCAGGTTATTTGGTCTGAGCAAAACAGATTACACATTGCATATGATGGTATTGCTATCGGAAACGGTGTAGGTGTAAATACTGTTACAATTACTGTAACTGCTACAGTAAAAAACGTAGTATCTCCTAAGAGTACTATAGTTATAATGGATGATGCTGGTAAAGAAATTAAAGCTTATGTATCTGATAGTAATACTGCTACAGGTGTATTAAACGTTCTTCCTTACACAGCTGCTGATTTACAAGGATTTGCTGCAACTGGTAAGATCTTTGTTTACGGTTCTGACGTACAAAAAGGTCAGTCTGTAAGCAATGCTTCTGACACTGCGGGTCTTGTAAATGGCGATCAATACATTAGCGTTGATCCTTCTTTCCAACAATATTCTAACTCACCAATCATTATTAGAAGCAAATACGTTGTATCTGGTTCTGATACTGCACAAATCGGTTGGGTAGAAGTTGCTACTGAAGATGGAACAAGTGGATATTTATGGTATCTTAAAGCTGAGTCTGAAACAAGACTTAGATTTGAAGATTACCTAGAAATGTCTATGGTTGAAGGTGAATTATCTAAAAACGGTGGTGCTGCTATTAAAGCGCTTACTGCTGGTACACAAGGTTTATTTGCTGCTATCGAAGATAGAGGTAATGTAAACGTTGGATTCACTGCTTCTGCTGGTATTGATTCATTCGATGCTATTCTTAAGAATTTAGATACACAAGGTGCAATTGAAGAAAACATGCTTTTCTTACAAAGACAAACAGCTCTTGACTTTGATGATATGCTTGCGCAAATCTCAGGTGGTTATGCTGGTGGTACTGCATTTGGTTTATTTGAAAACTCTGAGGAAATGGCATTAAATTTAGGTTTCTCTGGTTTCAGAAGAGGTTCTTATGACTTCTACAAAACTGACTGGAAATATTTAAATGATGCTTCTACAAGAGGTGCTATGGACGGTGTAAGTTCTATTGAAGGTGTATTAATACCTGCTGGAACATCTACTGTTTATGACCAAATTCTTGGTACTAACATTAGAAGACCTTTCTTACATGTAAGATATAGAGCTTCTCAAGCTGATGATAGAAGAATGAAAATCATGGTTAACAGGTTCTGTTGGCGGTGCTTATACTTCTACTCTTGATGCTATGGAAGTTAACTTCTTATCAGTAAAGATGTCTAGTCACTCAAGCAGCTAACAACTTTGTATTATTCAAAGGTGTGTAGTTGATTTTATAAGGTAAGGGTCGCTTTACGGCGCCCCATATACCTTTAACTATTTAATTATATTATATTATGGCAACAAAAGAAAAAGAGGTTAAAAAACCTCAAGCTCCTAAATGGGAGATAAAAGATAGAAGATATTTTTTAAATGATAAGAAAGAACCTTTGACTTATACAATACCTTCTAAACATACAAGAAAACACTCATTACTTTATTTTGATACAGAGTCAGGTAAACAAAGAGAATTAAGATATGCAACTAATCAAGATTCACCATTTGTAGATGAACAAAAAGGTGAAGCAACATTAGGTCATATAACTTTTAGAGATGGGGTGCTATCAGTTCCTAAAGAAAAACAAAATCTACAGAGACTATTATCACAATACCATCCATTAAGAAGTAAAATTTATAGTGAATTTGATGCAGTAGAAGAAGCAACTGATGAATTAGAGTTGTTAGGTCTACAAGTTGATGCTCTTAATTTAGCTAGAGAAATAGATATTAATCTAGCTGAAGCAATATTAAGAGTTGAAATAGGATCAAAAGTAAATGAAATGTCTTCAAAAGAATTAAAAAGAGACTTATTGATTTTTGCAAGAAGTAGACCTATGTTGTTTATAGAGTTAGCGCGAGATGAGAATGTTCAGCTTAGAAATGTTGCAGTTAGAGCAACTGAAGCAGGAATTATAAAACTATCTCAAGATCAAAGATCATTTTCATGGGCTTCTAATAATAGAAAACTAATGAATGTTCCTTTTGATGAAAATCCTTATTCAGCAATGGCTGCCTTTTTCAAGACAGATGAAGGGGTAGAAATTTACAAGTCTATAGATAAAAAACTATAAATACCTGTAATTATAACAATATAGTCAGGGTCTTCGGGCCCTGAACTATATAATTAAAAGAAATATAAATGGCTATAAACGTAGATAAAGTTTACAAAACAGTCTTATTAATAATAAATAAAGAACAAAGAGGTTATTTAACTCCAGATGAGTTTAATAAAATTGCTACTCAAGTTCAATTAGAAATATTTGAAAGCTATTTTGAAACGTTAAATCAACAAATACGTGTACCACAAAATGAAAGTGAGTACGGTAACAGATATAAAACGGTTCAAGAAAAACTTGATATATTTAAAGTATTAGGCGACGCTTCTTATGTTGTCGCAACACCTAATTATTTTACCCACCCAAATTCTTCAGGAGTGGCTAGCGGAACGCAAACTTTCCCCACAGTTAATACACAAACTGCTTATACATTAACAACAATAACACAAGCTCAAGTAGAAGATAGTAACGTAGTAGTCACTTTAGATGGTGTTGCTTATACTAATTATAATATTACTGGTGGTGTATTTAATTTAACAGCCGGTGCTATTGCTGCAGGCTCTACTTTATTAATTACGTTATATCCACAAGATTTTTATAAACTTGGAACTGTATTTTACAAAGACAATAAAGAAGTTCAATGTGTTCAAAGAAATGAAATAGCTCAAATGAACATGTCTACTATCACTAAACCTTCTGAATATTTTCCAGTATATGTTTATGAAAATAATAATATAATAATATATCCACAAACAATAACATCTGACGTTTCAGTAAGTTATGTAAGAAAACCTGGTGATGTGACGTGGAATTTTACATCTACTACTGGTTATTACGTTTGGAATCCTACCACTTCAGTAGATTTTGAATTAGATATATCTGAACAAACTACAGTTATTTTAGAAATATTAAAATATGCTGGTATCACAATTAAAGATCCAATGATAGTTCAAGCAGCTTCACAAGAATTAGCTGCTAATGAAATAAATGAAAAACAATAATAAGTTATGGCAAGTATAATAAAACCACCTAACAATGGTATGATAAGCGAAACAGCACAACAATACTATTCAGGATCTCAAAACTTTAAAGGTGACGCCGGTAACACCGCTGCGCAAAAACTAGAAACAACCTTTGATACTGATTTGTATTTAGGTAATTATAATCCTACTACAACTGATTATGCTTTAAATAATTTTAAAATATACACTAGTGTATTAGGAACCCCAGGAACTTGGACAGAATACACAGCAGCTTACACGCTAGCTAATAATGTTATTACTATAACTGGAAATCCAGGTGCTAATGTTTTTATCGTTGTTCAATTAAAAAGTTTATCCGGCGGTAAATATGGTAACACTCAAGCAGATAAAGCTTATGGTCAAGCTGTAGAGGACAACTACGGTAGTTATCAATACATAAAACTAAATGATGTTGTAAACAACTTCTTAGTTGGATATGTAGGAAAAGATAAATTAATCCCAGATGTTAAAAGAACAGATGTAATTTTCCATGCTAAACGAGCAATGCAAGAGTTTAGTTATGATACACTAAAAAGTATAAAATCTGCAGAGCTAACAATTCCTTCTAATTTAACATTAATATTACCTCAAGACTATGTAAATTATGTTAGATGTTCATGGATAGATGATTTAGGTGTTAAACATATTATATACCCTACTAACAATATAACTATTAGTCCATATTACACGCAATTACAAGATGATCAAGGAGTACCTACTCAAGATAATTTCGGTAATGATACAGAAGGTACATCACTAACACAAGAAAGATGGCATGATGCAAACACAACTTTAATAAATAATAATTTAACTGATGCTGAGATAAGTAACGGTATAGACCCAGATTGGTATGGGTATGGATATGGTTGGGGACTTGGAACTGGATACGGCTGGGGTCAAAGATATGGTTTAGAACCTTCGGCTTCTCAAATGAATGGTTGGTTTAATATAAATGAAAGAGAAAATAAATTATCTTTTTCTAGTAATTTAGCAGGAAATCTAATGGTTTTTGAATATGTTTCAGATGGATTAGCTTATGATTTAGATAGTAAAGTTCCTAAACTTGCTGAAGACGCTATGTATTCTTATATAATATACTCTATTATAGCTAGTAGAATTAATCAACCTGAATATGTTGTTTTAAGACTTAAAAAAGAAAAAGCAGCTAAATTAAGAAATGCTAAAATTAGATTATCTAATATCAAACTAGATGAGATAGTACAAGTTATGCGCAACAAATCTAAGTGGATTAAAAATTAAATATGGCAGAAAATAAAAATAGCTTTATCAAGTCTAAGATGAATAAAGACTTAGACGATAGACTAGTACCAAATAATGAATACAGAGACGCTCAAAACATAGCAGTCTCTAGATCTGAAGACCAAGATGTTGGTGCGCTAGAAGCTGTTTTAGGTAATGAAAAAGTTATAGATAGCTCAGATGGTACTCAATGTATTGGAACACATATTGATGACGCTAGTGGGTACATATATTACTTCATGACAGATAACACTGCATCTGCCACTCTTTTATCTACTTCTACTAAAAAATGTAAAATATTAAGATGGCAACCAAGTTCAAATACTTCTACGCCTCAAACTTTAGTGTCAGGTGTTTTCTTAAACTTTTCAACAACTAGTAGAGTTACTGGGATTAACTTATTAGAGAATTTATTATTTTGGACTGATAATAGAAACCAACCTAGAGTTATAAATGTAGTAACAGCATCTTTAAACAGTTCTTATTATNATAGTGAGACTAGCGTAACAGTATGTAAGTTTGCGCCTTATTTAGCGTCCTGATCTAATAGATCTTAGAAGTATTAGTGATTTAAAACCTAGTACAATGTCTGATGCTGAAAATCTACCTGTTATAGCTATAGGTTCATATACATGGGCTACAGACAACTTAGATGTAACTAGATATAGAAATGGTGATTTAATACCACAAGCTGAATCTTATACAGATTGGGTTAATTATGATACCGCTTCAACAGGTTGTTGGTGTTATTATGATAATCAATTAAGTAATGGTGTTGTTTATCAAAAACTCTATAATAGACATGCTGTAACAGATTCTAGAAATTTAGCTCCTTATGGTTATACGTTAGCTACAGAAGCTATGTTTACTAATCTTAAATCAGACACAGCAACAGGAACTCCAGGTAATATAAAATCTACAGATTTATGGACAAGTACGTCTAGTGCTTCTAATAACACTAAAGGTTTTGATGGAACTCCTTCAGGTCAGAGAAAAGCTACTGCTGCTAACGATGATTTTGCTAATTTGACAACTGAAGCTAGATATTGGATAGCTGATGCTAACAAGTATTTTCTAATTGAAGATAATGCTAACGCGCCAGCTATTGTTACTAATTCAGGCACAAAACAAGGTTACGCTGTAAGAGTAACTCAAAACGCTGGATTTAAAGGATGGCAAGGTGACCCAGAATTTATAAAAGATAAATTTGTTAGATTTAGTTATAGATTTAAATTTGCAGATGGAGAGTATTCAATCATTGCTCCTTTCACACAAGAGTGTTTTATACCACAACAAGAAGGTTGGTTTTTAAATGATGATGAAGATGATGCAATGAGATCAACTATTATTAAATTTATGCAAAATAGTATTAATAATATTGTTTTAAATATACAATTACCTTCCTTAGATATTGTAAGTGATTATCAAGTTAGTGATATAGATATTATATATAAAGAATCAGATTCTCTTGCTTATAAAATACTACAAAGCATAGAGGTTACTCCTCAATTTATAACCAATCTAAATAACACTAATATATATCAGTACACATATCAGTCAACTATTCCTTTTAAAACCCTACCTACAGACGAAACTACTAGAGTATATGATAAAGTTCCAGTAAGAGCTTTAACTCAAGAAGTTGCAGGTAATAGAGTAATGTATGGTAATTTTATACAAGGATACAACGCTCCTTTAGGATTAGATTATGCTGTTGCATCTGGAGATAGAACAGCTCAAAGCGCTGAAGAATATCCTCAACATTCAGTTAAACAAAACCGAAACTATCAAGTTGGTATAATATTAGCTGATAAATGGGGTAGACAAACAGATGTAGTGCTATCTTCAAAAGATAATGTATTAGTTGCTGGTGGTGAACCAGTTGAAGGATCTAATTATTTTACAACTTACAGATATGCTGAAAACGCAGAATTAACAAAGTCTTGGACAGGTGAAAACTTAAATTTAACATTTGACAGCGTAATAAATATAAATGGTGATAATAGTGCTTTATATGCACAACCAAGTATGTATACAATTGGTAGCTCATCAGCTCCAACATATGCTTCTCCATGGGCTGGATTTTTAAATTATAGCGTGCAAGAACAGAATACTNTAGCAAGTCAAGTTTGTTATGCCTGGACAAATATGTTAGTAGGTACTGTTGCTTCAGGCAACACTTTAAAGCTTTATACAAACGATGGATCTGGATGGGTAGAAGTCACTTTACCATTTACAGCATCTACCAACGGTAGCGGTCAATTGCAAACTTGTTTTAATAGCGGTGCTAGTTTATCTGTTAGTGGTTTAAAAATTAAATTAGTATATTTATTTGAAGGAACTACTAATGAAGCAGGTAAATATAGGTATCAATTAGATTATTTAAAGTTGGATGCTGATACTACTGCTAGTATAGCTAATACAACAGCTTTATTTGGAGTAGGTAGAAGTTTAAGAGGTAAATATGTAGATTATACAGAGGTAAAAACATTTGCACAAGTTGGAACAACTGATGTTTTTAATATATATACTGATGATGAAATTTCAGANAACTATATGTTTCAAGGAGACACTGACCCCGCTAGTAATCCAACTACTAGGACAGAACCAAAAACAGATAAACAAGTAAGTAATTTTACTTATAATATAAATGTAAATGGTTTCTATTCATATAGAGTAGTAGTAAAGCAACAGCAACAAGAATTTTATAATGTTTATCTACCTGGAATTATAAGCGGTTATCCAATACAGGGTAACACTACTGAAATAGGTAGTACAGCTTTTTGTGTTTTAGTACATGATAATATAAATAAAGTACCGAGACAATTAACAGAAATTAGTAATCAAGACGTTCAATTTAATAGTGATCTTACGTGGTTTGGTAGAGTAACTAACAATACAGCTGCAGGGGGTGGAAATAATGCGCAGTTTTTTCCAAATACAACTCCTGATTCAGTTGAATTAATAGGTGGTATTAAAGATGTATTTCCTGATTTAACTTTTGGAACTAGTGGTACTGCGCCTTATATAAATTCTAATTCTATTTTTGATTTAGACCAAAAACCATTTGTAGCAAAAATTAGTGTACAAAAAGCTATGGGAGTTCCTCAAGGAGATTTTAATACAACCACTGGTAGTGCTGAATATCCTGATGTTATGTCTTTATCTGTTTATGAAACTTCACCAACAGTTTCTAATCTTGATTTATTTTGGGAGAGTTCTACAACGGGTTTAATCTCAGACATAAACGAAGCAGTGGTAGGATCAGGAACAGCTATAACAGGATTAAGTAGTTTTGTTTGGCAATATAACGAAGGAGATTGCGCAGGATCTGATATAACAACAGCTTTTTTCGCACAAACACCTCAAGGTAACGATGTAAGCACTACAGCTATATTATCATCTGTTTATTCTTATGACCCTGTATCTCAAAATCTAGATACAAGTGTTAATAGAAATAATGAATTTCAGATAGCGGCTGCCGGTGGTGGTGCATGGAAGTTGCAAAATACAGCTACAAACGCTTGTTTAACAGATTTTGAATGGTTACAAAAATATCAATTTAACATACAGTTTACTCAAGCTGATGGTACTACTTCTAATCAAAGTTTTACTAGGACTTTAGCAAATGATGTGCCTATTATAAATCTAGTAAATAGTCCACAACCTGAGGCAACTGATACTACTATTTTAAAATGGACAGGAACTGCTTTTAATGGAATAGGAAAAGTAGAAGGATTTAATGGTAGTTGTGATGCATGTGATAAGTCTAAAGATTTAGTTTGGACAATACAAAGTTGTAGATGGAAAAGTGTTGTAACAGGTAATTGGTATAGTGAAATAACAGGTACTAATACCGCCGCTCCTTTAGCTTCTACAGATATTGCTACGTATTTTTACATAAAAGCACAATCAGAACAAAATGCGGCTACGTGTAGTGGAGGTAGTCCAGAGAATTTTTATGGTATATGGTTGGAAAGAAAAGCAGATGTAAGTGGTAGTATAGGAACTTTACAAGGTGATTTCTTTTCTATCTACATTGCATGAAGTTGTTATTCAATTAAGCGACACAAATGGAACTAGTGCTTCTGAAACATTAGCTATTCAATTCACGCCTTCAGCAGTAACATATACAGGAGTAGTTGCTAATTATTATACAGCATCTACAACTCCAAGTGATCCAAATTATATAGTTCCAGCACAACACTGGTTAAGTACGCCAACAGGAAGTGGTATGCAACCAGGTTGTTCATCAGCTTATGCATCACCAACATTACCAATATGGGTAGGAGGTATACAAAACTGGACATCTAATAAAATATATATATACATGAAAGTATATAGTACGGCTTTACCTACTCCAGCATTTGCATTACAAGCAAGTTTTGGAGGGTACAATACAGATACCACTTCAGCAATGAAAGCTCCAGCTTATGGAGATGGAACAAATGGTTTAGATCCCTCTGGAAGTTCTACCTACAAACGGACCAGCTACAGTGGCTTATGATACTACAGGAATAGTTTATTCTTTAGTAGGTTCTTTAGAAGCGTTTACTCCAACCGCAGCTGCTACAAACGCTGGCGTAGTACCAGGAGATAATGCATCTGCTGCTTTTGGAGCTAGTCAAAACTTTAAAGATTCTGCGTGGATAAACTGTAAACTTGAATGGACAAATTTCACAGATTGTTCAGCTGGTGCTAAAGTAACTTTGGTTTATGATTTAGTAGGAAATCCAGCACCGGTTAGTCCACAAAATGTAACAGCAGCTTCAGGTGTTCCACCATTTCACACTAGTGTTTGGTATAAAACAAGTGGCTGGCCAGGAGCATAGTAAAATATTAAATAAATAAGTGATTATAATAGATGGCAACGACACTACAGATAAAATACTATAATACCTATATTTT